GTTCATTCTACGCATAGTATTCCAATTCATGCCTGCTCGGACATGTCCTGGCATGTTGGCTTTGCCTAGTCGTTTCTCTTCTTTAGTGTACTTGGTCAAGTTATTGACACGCTTAGGTGTGCCTTTCTCCCAACCTGGACGCTCTCTAAATTCATGTTTAAACTGTAGAATTTTTTCAGTAACTTCTACTTTACCACTACCTGTTAGTACATCATGTAGAACATCACTTAAGAAGTTCTGTATTACAGGCGGAGTATCTGAACGCTTTAAGTCTAAGCCCATGGCTTTAATTTTACCTGGCTTACCCTCAACATCTAAACGTCTACCTTCTAGATCATAGATCATAACAGCATAACGTTTCTTAGTGATAAACAATCCTTTAAAGGCAACTACTTCTCTACCACCTCGTATAATCTCACCTTGCTCTTGTGGTACATGAAAAGCATCGGCCATAAACTTAGGAAAACTTTCGTTAACACTTTCTGCTATGCTATCATATAGTTCAACAGCAATATCTTTGTTCCATTCCATCTTACCTGCTTCAATGTCATCTTTTAATATCGGGTATGCTGAAAAATAACAGGAATCAGTGTCACCATATATAATTGCTTTACCTACGTGATCATATTCACCTGTGATCAACTCATTAATGTGTGCATCCATATGTTTAGCAATAGCACGTCCTGTTAAGGTAGTTGACTGCCCAATACGTTTATCAAAAAATCTACAACCAGGATTAAGAATAGCACCATACAAACTGTTTAGGTTAATCTTTTTAACTAACTGTCGCTTATCCCAGAACGCTCTTTCTTTTTCGTCTGTACATTTACGCATCTTAGCCTGTAGTTCTTTACGCTCTGCGTACCAACGTTTAAGTAGTCCAGGTACTACTGCTTCAACTTCATTAGTGAATATTGTACCGTTAGCAGTTAACATCCAGGGCCTATTACTATCAAATATCATTTTCCATACTTCAGCCGCCGAATGTACACTTTCCTCACCAGTATTCCAATCAATAGTAATTTCAGTACCAACTTCTTTGGCCATTACTGCTTCATATTCTAAACTACCAAACAGACCTTCCCATGCTGACGCAAATGATTTACCTTTTGCTTGTTGTTCTTTGATATGTCTGTCAGTCATTATAGGTCTCAGTTGTCCTATAATAGTTTCATTACCCATGTTCAATGCACGAATAGCACTTGGATACAGTGAATTAATATCAACGGAACCAATATAATCATGTAGGCCTTTGCGAGGATATGCTACATAAGCACCTGCGGCCTGTGTATCCTCATCTGTTAAACGTTCTCTCCTATTAGGAACAACCATGCCACGCTCATGTGCTTCGTTGATAATTGCTTGTTCTGTAACAGCAACAGCACCCATTGTTGTTTGTAGTAGCACTGTGTTTGCGTGTGCAAGTTCATTTGCTAGATCTAAGAACTTTAGTTTATCATCTAGTTTCTTAAGCAGTAATGTATCCTGTCTGTTATACTCAATAAATGTTTCAAAGTCATTGTTGTATAGTTGATCTAGTGTACCTTCATAGGGTGTTTTACGTTCTTGTAGTTCATGCTCACCAATAGCATCTAGTGAATATGAATGACGTTCTTCATAGGTGTACTTACGATACAGTTGCATATAGTCCATGTGTACACGACCAATGATATCAAATGTAATGTTCTCTGCACCAAAGCGTTCAAATGTACGCTTCTTAGGAAACTGGTTCCATAAACAAAAACGGCGTGTGTCGTCTTTACTAAGCACTCTAGTAACACGATTAACTGTGTAGGGTATATCATATCCCTCTGAGTTCCAACCACTTAGTATGTCAGCATCTTCTATAATACCTAAAAATGTTTCTAATAGATCTTCTTCACGATCAAACAAGTAAGTATCTTCAAACTTGCCCACAGTTGCTTCTGCTTCTTCCTTGCTCATTTTAGGTGGCGGAAGTACCAGTGTAATCATTTTTTGTAACCAAGTACAATAAACAGATATTGCTGTGATAGCATTAAATGGATCTGCCGGACTTGAATATCCACGTTCTGGATCAAAGTCAACCTCAATATCGAAAAACGCTACATTAAGTTCTGGTGAGTCAACATTTTGATAATTGTTAGCAAGACAACGGAACACAGGGTTAATGTCTGACTCATACAATGTTTTATCACTATTGATACGTTGTTCTTTATGAAACTCTTTTGCGTTGTGTGTTTTAAATCTAGTAACAGGGTCATTGTATATTGATCTGTGTTTACCTTTAGGATCAGCATAATAAAACACATATTCAGCAGGATACGTTTGGAATTGGCGTTCACCATTCTTACGCTCTACGACATGAATCTTGTCTGCTTGTCTATCAAAATATGCGTCTATGTAACTCATTTCTCTCCTTTAGTATAGTATTTTACACTATTATACAGTTGGTAGTCAAGTCTATAATAGTCCTTTATTTTATCTACCACAGGTATCTTACTGCCACCAATACGATATTCTGAATTTTCAACACTGTGTTGTACTAGATTTTTTAGTTTCTGATGATGTGGGCCTGCTTTGTGCATTTTTACTTTAGGTACTAATTCCACGTCTTGTTTTAGTACATTGTTGCAGTAGTGTTGAAAGTTTTTGATTAAATTGTTGTCAACACAGAACCATACTGCTTGATGTATATCAATATTTTCTAAGAACATTATCTGTTCTTCAGTGTGTTCATCAAATGCTATTCTTTCTATTAGTAGACTTAGAAAGTCCTCGTTGAGTTGTGATACATTTTTAGCCAGTACACCTTGTCTAAAAATATATTCAACAATACCAGTATACCATCGTTCTAGTGGATCTCTGAGAAAGATAATAGGTTGATAATCTTGTTCTAAATATTTTTCGTGGTGATAATTGTTAGGACGTAGTTGATTTGCTGAAGCCCATTTTTTGCCCCAGACAGTAGCACATTTAGGAATGTTTACCCAGAACTTTTTATTTTGATGATCCGGAAAGCACATACCATACTCATGTGTATGGTGACGACTCCAATAGCCTTGCCATGTATTCTTTATTATCATTTATTCCAATCAATTTAGGCTGATTAACCACTACATGCAGGTTAGGCCTGCGAAACCGTTACCACCAACCGATGGCAACACCAAATCCAAATATATTTACCAAAGTAAAGTAACTTGTTAGCATCAAAGGCCACGCAAGTCCTCTGCGTAAATATCCGTATGCACCTGCTACGGCACCAATCATAAATCCTGGATATACATAACGCATATCAGGTGCATCTGCTGTTATGGCCAAATATAAACTGGCCGCAACTGTAAAAACAAAACTAGTAAGCTCAGCACCAAATGCTACAGGATCTGATGTGTAACTTTTCTTCCAGAATTGCTTAACATTTTCCAATTATAACGTGTGTCCAACAGTTGACAAGATGTCTTCTAACAACTGATGGTCTTGTTGTTCTCTTGTAAAATCTGCTTTGTGTGCAACTTTAATTGCTTTGTTTAAAATACTAGGCTTGATCTGTAATTCTTCTGCTACTGCTTTAACAGTGTCACGTAGACCTTCGTTAAGTGTTTCAACTTCACGCATGACCTGCATACCTTCGTTAACCAACTGTGTTAATTTAAGTTTTTGATCACCGCTGAATGTAATTGAATCTGACATAAATTTTCTCCTTTATGCTGTTATATTATATGAGTATTTAATGTTTGTCAATGGCCTTTTGATAATAATTGGCCAAATTATTGTGTACAGTTTGATCAGTAATATGATAGTAAGGCCTGTGTGTACGTGTGTCTGCATAATCCCAAAGGCATAACTCACTGCGATATTGATTATATTTGGTAAAATACGTTCCTACGCCACCATAACTAGGATGTTCGAAGCCACCTTGATCAAACTTAAATGGTATGCCTGAATCAACTAATCTCTGTAGAGTTGCTTCGATGATAAGACGATCTCTGTGTATAGCAACATTAATATCAAAAAAGTTTTTATTATAACTATCTAATTGATCTCTTTGTTCTTGTGAGAGTGCTAAGGCAGTCTTAGTTGACCATATTGTATAACTTGTTAGATCTTTGTTTGAGTTATCCTGTTCAGTTAGACTATAAAATCTATCTAATAACTTATCTTGTTTTTGATCTGTGTACTGTACAATATCACGTGTGACTGATGTAAACTCAACTATAATAAACTTAGCCTGTTGTTTGACTGCATGTTCTACTTGCAGAGCTATCAATTGATTATTTGCACAGACACTGCCTAAACTAACTGCATCTAGTTGTTTAGTCCAAGGTATATGATCATAGTCTTGATCGTCTACAGTAAAACTATCACCGCATATATAAACGTATTGCTTCAAAGATCTCTTCCTTGGTGTATTTGTATGGCATTAGATTATATTTTGTGCCAATCATTAATTCATCATTGGGCTTATAAAATTCTGCTACAATGTCTCTGTTTGGGATTGGCTCACTCACAAGATTAGTTACAGTCATATCAGTTGTAGACATAATATCTTTTAAGTCTTGCTCTAAATCATCTAAACAATACCATTGTTGAACAGTGTCTAAATTAATTTTATCTACCCAGGGTGTTTGATGTTTAATATCGTAGATAATGTTTTTAGTAATGTCATCGCCTATTAGACTAGGTAGTCTCACAATGTGATAGTAATGATACCATCCTTTGACTAAGTTTTCTAATTTTAATCTATTAGCACCATAGACGGTATCTGGATTAACCTGTGTGTCACAAGTGGATATTAATACAATGCGTTTAGTTTTAGTCATTAACAAACAGCGTAATAGTATTTCAGTGCTGGCAGTGTCTGCATCTGGATTTTTACCAACCCATATTCTATTACTACTAGGTGCGGCCACATACACAGTATCGTAGTCATTCATAGGCAAGTCTAACAGTGTTTTACTGTTAAATGTGTGCGTAGGATTAACAAACTTGGCTAAACGTTTGCCTATTAATCCCTCACCAACTATTGCTATATTGTTTGATTGTGTCAAAGTATATCTCAAATTGTTCTACGGCCCACTCTACATTATAAAATCTATTGAAGTTATTGTCAAATCTAGTCTGTGTATCCTGTCCTTCAAAGTATTCGTCTGGTTGCTGATTAAGTCTTTGTATTTCGTTGATTATCATTTCAAGACGTAGATCATCATCTTCTACTAGATCATAACTTTCATCTATAATGTTATCAAATGTTTCAAATCCCCAAGTTTTGATCCATTCAAGTATTCTTGGTGGTCCCCAGACGATAAATGGATGCTTAAATGCCATTGGTTTTAATATCTTTTCTGAATGACTCATTGGTTCTGCAATTAGTTGACTTTCTACAACAACACTGTAGTTTGTGCGGTCATACCATTCAGGATTAACATAACGTTGCCAGTTGCCGTTGTTAACATTGATATCACCTGGAAGTTGAATACCTACACCGTTATAACTATAAACAGCACGACCTAAATGTGGCTGTATTTCTCTCCATATTTTATCTCTATGTGGCTTTTTAAGATTCATTGCCATAAAGAATGTCTTACTGGGATGAAGCACTTCGCGTTGATAGTTATCAAGTCTTAGATCTTTATACCATAAACATTCGTTAGCAATAGCAAACCAACCATCACTGCGTATAACTTTTAGATATTCAGTATCTTGTATTTCAGGATTTTCCCACGGGTCCCATAAGTGATCTATTATAGCTGGACGATTAAGACTTTTTGCCCACTCCCAATCTTGCCAGTGTACATAAACAATACCATCATCATTTAGATCATAACTAATATCAAAGTGTTTTTTATATAAGTCTTCTAGATAAAACGCTGTTGCATTAGACCAACTATTTTCTTTAAGAATCAGTTTCATCTTTTAACCAATTAATATATAAACATCTTCTAAAGTCTACCCCTTTAACTTCTCCAACCATGCCGTGTGTTACTTTACTACTATTAAATAATAACATTCCAGTGTTTTTAGTATATGGTACAATATATTCATTAGGTTCATAAAAACAAGTACCCATCTGATCTGTGTCTGTTCCATCTAAATAAACAATCATAACATCTCTAATATCTTCAAAGTCTGTATGTAATAAATTTCTATAACCTAGATAGTCTCTCCACATTTCAATATTAATAATTTTACCTTTTATCTTTAGATGTTCGATGATTTGTTTGTAAAGATTTTCTGTGTGTTTGAATGTATAAACTTCTCTGTGTGCTCCTGGTAATGGTTCGGGCAATTCTGGGCTATCACCGGCGGGCCATTCCTGTGTAGGTGTAAATGTATTACAAAAGTCTACAAGTTTATCTAAAAAAATAGATTCAAATACATTTGTGACTAAAAAGCCGTTAGGAGAGAGTTGGTGTGTTTGCATACTCGTATTTAACTGAGTATACTATCGTGCTAAGAGTTTTTGTAGATCTTGTTTAAGTTTTTCAATCTCTTGATCTTGATAACGATCTTTAAGTGAGTTATTACCAATCTCTTTATCATGTGCTTTATCTACAGCATCCTGAGCGGCAATATCTGCTTCTTCTTTGTCGTTTTCTTGATCTAAGCGATCGATGTCTTGAGTTTTTTCTGAATCTTTATCAGCAACAAAAGTAACTAAACTTGCTAGTGGATCACCTTTAGTTTGTGCGCCATACTTTAAGCCTGCTTTTTTAAGAGCTACTTTAGTTTTAGCATCCAATTTACTTTGATCAACTGGGTCTTTGTCTTCTTCTTTTACTAATAAACTGTGTGTTACTTCTGGTTTGTCTTTGGCTAATTGTATTAGATCATCAATGTCTAGAGGACCAATACCATTGACTGCTTTACGATCTGGCATACCCAAGTCAACCCAAAGTGCAAAGTCTTCTTCGCTTGGTCTTGAGTATGGTGACCAGTCCATTGATACTTCTTTACCATCTTTAGTAGCAACGTGTGATAGTTTTACTACGTCATCATAGTCTTCTTCGTATGATGAGTATTTCCAACCTTTGTATTCCATTGGTCTCATCATACCTTCTTCTACTGATTCATTTGCGTCTGTTATACCAAAACGTTTTTCTAAGAAGTCTTTATCATAACTATCTAAAAACTCTTCATAGTCTACGTCAAAATATGGTAATGAGTTAATAAAATCTTTTAATAGTCCTTTACTATTTAGATATTCTACTGCGTCAATTGCTACTGCGTCTTGATAACCTTCTTTGTCATCAAAGAATACTCTCAGCATGTTAAGGATTTGACGTGCTTGTTCGTCTGTTGGTTTAACGTCTTCTAAACCTTCCTTAACTTTGTTTTTCTTGCCCATAATTCCAAGATCATCTGTGTATTTTCTAGGATTGTTGAATCCAGGTTGACGGTAATTCTTTTCTTTTTCTTCGTCATCACAGTGACAATCGTTTTCGCATGTATCACATTCACCTTCTAAGTTTAATACTTTATCTTTCTGAATTTCTTTAGCACGTTCTATGTCAATGTCTTTTAGTTTACCTGGACCCATTCTATAGTCACGATCTTCTAATTTGTCTTGTATCCAATTAACATTACCAAACAAGTCAGCAGTTTTATCGCCACCATCTCTGTTAGCTTTCCATAATGATAACAAGTATCTTGCTTCATCATATCTAACAGGAAACTGTTCTGGACCTACACTAAGGTCAATGTCTTTACTATCTTTAACAGCATGAATTAACTGCTTAATAGTTTCAACACCTGCCGCGGCACCGTATGCTGATTCTGTAATTACGTCGTTTGGGAATAGTTGATCAATTAACATAAAAGTATTTATCCTATGGTCTTTTTATAGGTCCACCAAAGATACTAGTACCTTTCATGTCCAATGCGTTGTCTGATGGCTTTTGTTTTTTAGGTTTAGGACCTTTATAGCCAGTTACATGTGGGTTTGCCACTGAAGCAATACTGCCTGCTGATGTAGCACCTGCTGATGCTGTTTCATTAATGCTACCATCTACAGCGTCATGTGTTAGTGTTTTGTGTACACTATTAATATAGTCTTGAGCTTTTGTAATTTTACTTGCTACCCAACCTGGAATGCCCTTTTCTTCTGAAGCATATTGGTTTAATAGTTTAAGTAACTGCATTGAGTCTTGTGCTAAAGACATTAAGTCTGCTTTAGCCATTTTAACTTCGTGATCTAATTGATCTTCACTTACAATTTCATTTGCCTTCATTCTACTATAATCCTATGATTGTCTATTCTTGCACCTTCTGCAGTTAAGTTGTCTAAAGTAAAAACGCCTGTAGCAGGTTCTACTCTTTCAATTCTTAAGTCATACTCGCCACAAAGTAGCTTTAACGGAGCAACTTCACGTAAATATGTTTTCTTTGGCGCCCAACGCCAGGTTCTTTCTGTTAACAAATCTTTACCAAGGTAGATTCTATAACTATCACCTTGTGATCCTTCGCAGTGAACTTCAAACGTTAGTTTAATCTCTTGTTTTTCCATTGTTAGTATTTATCTTCATTAGCTTCAAAAACAATTCGCTATCACTTCTATGTTCGTTGTAGGCTATTTTGATTAACTTCAATAATTGTTCTCGATCTAAGTCGACATGATTGATAAATGTGTCATCTTCTGTAAGTTTAGTTACTTCTTGTTCAATAACTTGATCTATCTCAGGTGTAGTGTATGTTGAATATACTAAATGTAGTCTTGGAATACCACCATAGTTCATAGCAGTGTGTATTTCATCTGTAATGATATGATATATACCACCTTGTGGCATCTGTGTAACGTCTGTACCATGTAGGAAGTAGCAGTGTTTGTTACTTACAATAGGCACATGAAAGCGTATTGACTCAAAATCAATGTGCATAGGATAAGCAAAGTTAGTAGGCAACCATGCTAGTCGGACTCTACCTATGTTTAGCCCTGAATGCTCTTCTAATTGTTTTGCTAGTTCTTGTGTGTATTCAGTGTCAGCATGCCAGTCTGTGTATAACTTATTGTCTTCTCTGTTGGTTTTCTTTTCAGTACCAAACTTTAACACACCGTCTGCTGTTGATATTAAATCTTCCTCTGGATCAGTCCAACGTGTTTCACCTAGGGGTAGACGTAGACTAACTGGTTTATACCCGTAATTATTCTCAGCAATTAGTGAGAGTATCTCATCACTGATGCGTTGATAATCTAGATCTAATGCTAAGGGCTCAACATGTTTTGTTAGGGGATATTTAAGTATATCCTTGTATGCGTCAAATAGTATGCTCATACGGATATTTATTAGGTGGGGGTGACCCTGTTCAAATTAGTTCCGAAGTAATTTAAGGTAGGGTCAGACCTT